ACAAGACCCTCTTGCAACGCTTGATGCATTGTAGTGTGTTCCGAATTTCTTCTTAATAATATTTGACATATGCTACCTCTCTATGTAATATTGTCAATAGTGAATTTACGATATCTAAAAGATACTGTTGCCTCAAGATATGCAATCTCTGTTCCTGATACATCAAACTCAAGAGCAGTCAATCCAACAGGAAACAAATCAAAGAAAGCAATACGAATATTTGCATTGTTGTTACTTGTGAGTATGATGAGTGAACCATCAGAGTAAATGTTTGCAGCTTTTGTTTTTGAGGATGCAGCTGCAGTTCTTCTTATTCCACCCTCTACAGAATTTGCAATGTCTTTATACTGATTGAAGTTGTCTGGAAATCCAAGACCGATCATCCAGTCATATATTTCTTGATAATTCTTCATATCTTCGTCAACTCTAAAACGAATATCAAATGGCTCAAATGATATCTTTGTGCCTGGAGTTGGATTGGTTAAAAAAGGATTTGCAGTTAGTGCTTCTGGCATAATCATATTTGGAAGGGTTGCAGCTTGACAAAAGTATTCTATGTTTGGTGTGCGAGACAAAATAAATCTAAATCCAAGAGGACTTAGAAAGTTTTTATTTGTTGGTTGATTGTCCGTTATTGCCATGAGACACCTTTATAAGTTGTGTTTCTCCTATTTATAAGAACTGAAAACAAAAAAAGGGGCAGGACTTTCATCCCACCCCCCAGTTTTATTGAACTGTGTAGTTTCTACATTAGGTTTGTAACGAAACCAGTTCTGTAGTATTTGTTGGTTTTTGCGAAAGCAATCGCACCATCAGCAGCTGTAGTAGCAAACGGATTAGCAACAATACCATAACGAGTCTTAAACCCGATTTTTGGTTGGAATGTATTCTCACCAACGGCACGAACCATCTGGAGAGGTACATAAGGACAATAGAATAGACCAGCATCAAATGATGAAGCACCCTTATACCCAACTGTGTAGTATTCGTCACCAGCAGCAGTTGCGAAGTATGGGTCAACATAGACTTTGATACGACCATTAAGTGTTCCAGCAAAAGTATTTCCTGAGTCATCAACATTTAAGTCTGCTGATAATGCAGGAGCATAGTCAAGAACACCAGCCATCTGAAGTGCAGATGCAACATCTGATCCACAGATCAATACGTTACCTTTACCTCTACGAGTTGCTTTTGCAATTTCGTTGGCATCTCTGTCAATCTGGAAGATAAGACCTTTAAATCTTTCAACTGACCAACGACCATTTGAATCGGTGTCCATGTTGAATGTTCCAGCAGTAGCAGTGTTGTTCTGAGCACCAGCAGTAGCAGTGTAGTTGATTGTTCTAACAACTTCACGATTTATTTCTGCAAGGATTTCATTGGACAGAATGTTTGATAATTCTGTTTCTGCGTCTAAACCATGAATCGCTTTTAGGTCTTGAGCAAGTTCCATTGTGTACTCAGCTTTTAATGCCCGAGTAACAGCAGTTACAGTAACTTTCTCAATACTAAATGCCATCTGAGCGATTTGGTTAGCAGCTGAATCTCCGAGAGCTTCTCCAAGAGCAGTTGTCATACCTGTTGAAACTGTGTATCCTGTGCCTGACCCACGATCCGTTGGATCAGAACCAACTTGTCTAGTAGTTACAGCACCATCAATAACAGGAGTAAAGTTTATAGTATTAGCAGTCAGATCACCCTGTGCAGAGTGAGAAGTGTTTGCTTCGTTAAGGAAAGCATCATCCCCGCCCTGTTTCTGTAGTTGTGGTCGTAGTGCAAATATAAGACCTGATGGGCCTGACATTGGTTGTACACCACAGATATCATAAGCAATAAGGTTAGGCATAGAACGTCTAACCAAACTTATTAATACAGGATCGAATGTATCAAGGCCTGAACCTGTTGCATTAACTGGTGCAGCCTCACCAAGTAGTGTTGGTGCAGAATATCCACCAGAACCAAAACCTTGTTCCTTAGCAGAAGCTTCCTGTTGTTCTAGTAAGTGAGCAGTAACTGCTCTTTTGTGTGTTCCTTGAATCTTAGGAAGGTCTGGATGATCTATTACAGGCCCCCACTTGTTCATCAAGTCTTCTTTTAAAAACTCAGCCATTTATTTTTCCTTAGCTTTGTTAGCGTTAAACAATGTTACTTCAGTGTCAAAGTTTTTGTAAAGACCGAGACAATGAGGCAACATAGTTACCCATTTGGCCAGTTACAACAGTTTCTTCAACTTCTTCGTTTATTGGTGTTTCAGCATCAATATTAACATCCGAAGTTAATTCTTCTGTAGTTTGGTTGAAGTAGTTTTCTCTAATAATATTAATCTTAGACTTATAGTTGTCTTGACTTTCAAAGTCTACATTAGCAGCTAGATCACGAAATTTTACAATTTCACTTTCTGTCAAACCATCTGTACAACTATTAAAAGTTTTTTCACACTCAAACTCTTTTATCGTTTTGTTGAGTTCAATGTTATTTTCAGTTTGTTCTTTAAGATCGGACTCTAGGTCATCAACTTTAGTAACAAGTTCTTCAACAACATCTACTTTCTCTTCTGGAATCTCAACATAATGTTCTGTGAACAATGCTTTAAGTCCAGAGAGGAAATCTTCAGAAATCTCTCCACGAATACCTCTTTCAATGGCAACCTTGTTTTCTTCAATCCAAGAGCCAGTAACGTAGTCTAGGTAATCATCTAATTTTGTTGAAAGTTCTTCCGCAATCGTTTCCTTAGACTCTGCAAGTTCAGCTTCATTAGAATCTGAAATCTTTGCAAGAACTTCGTTAACCTTAGAAATTACAGCAGTCTCAAATATGATTGTTGCTTTTTCTTTAAAGCCTTCGGTAAGTTCATCTTCAGAATTGAAGATTGCTTGAATGTCTTGAGAAATGTCAATATCTTCCTTGGTGATTTTCTTGGAAGCAACTTTGACGGACTCTTCTTGTTCGTCATCATCATCTTCTTCGTCATCTTCGTGAGCACCTTCTAACTTCTTGACCATTTCTTGATAAGCAGCGGTGAGTTCGTCTTTTTTGACTCCACGCATTTTATCGACCATAGCGTTGATCATACCGATTTTTGTATTCGGTGCTTTCTCGCCATTTTTATTGTCACCAGCTCGAGCACTCTTGCCAGTTTCTTTGGCATCAGGAACTTCCCCTGCATCGCCACTTGAGGCTTTAAACTCATCTATTTGCTCAGATGCTTCGTCAAGAGTAGATTGTGTCTCAACAGCTTCCAAGTCCTGAGTGTCAGTATCTACAGTTTCTTCAACTGAGGCTTCTTGTTGACCATTGGACATTGCATATTTCTCCCTATAACTCTAAGTAAAGAATTTCTTTATTTATTTTGTTAATATTATTTATAATATCTCAAATCTTACAATTTATTCAGAAAATTGTTAAATAGTTTAAGTTTAGTCTCTTCGAGATTTCGACTTGAAGTACTTGATATAGTTTTCTGAATATTCTCTATTTCTTGAGGCATCCAAGTATTATTTACCTGTATCCACTCAACACCTTCCATAATTCCCTCTACAAATGCAGATGGGGCAGAAGGGTCTGCTACAATATCCCCAGCAGTTGCAAGTTGAAAGTCACTTTGAACTTCTGCAACACCAGATTTATTATTCTTTAATGTTCCCATGCCTCTTGATGATACGCCTAATGTTGCACCTTCACGCATAAGATTCTTGACTATTTCTCCCATTGGAGTACCCATGATCTTTGCACGACCTCTAAAGTCATCTCCATCTGCTTTTAATTCTTTAATCATGTGAGAAACTCTGTCGAGATTAATGACTGGGCCTTGTGGATGTCCTAGTTCTCCGTATGCACGATTCTTTGCAACGTACTCACGATTGTATCGTGCAGTCTCTTTCTGAAGTATCTCTACTGGATAAACTCGACCATTGCGATTCTTAATTCCACCTTGCATAAAGATGCCTTCGATGAAATATTCTTTTTCACCATCTTCTTTTGCCTCAGTGATAAGTTCAAGGGCATGGTTCTGTACTTCGCAGATGAGTTTCATGTTAGTTTCCTACGTCTGATCTTTTGTGGAGTTTGAGAACAATACTTCCTTTTGCAGCTGCACCAGAAAGTGTAAAGACAACATTTGATGCTCTCTCGAATGAATTACACTCTAAGTGTAGGTTGTCTCTCTGAACATTGATTTGTCCATTTTGACCATAACATTTAAATATAGTGTTTGCACCTCTTTTAATATCCCACATATTGGCTGCACCGAGATTTGACCAAATGATCTCAGATATATTCATCTCTTGGACTTCTTCTCCAACTGTGTTTGCACCATTACCAGTTAATCCACCTACACCATCAGTATTATTCAAAGCTACAAAACCTGTTGCATTTGCAGATACAGTTACATATCCACCCTTTTGATTGTTGTATATTTTAGTTGTCATCTCTATTCCTTATTTCGTAGCAGAATAAGCAAAATCTACCATCTTCATAAATGCACTAGGGCCCTTTTCCATAGTGTCAGCAAACTTCTTTTGATTAGCGGGTTTTAATGCACCAATAACTTTGACGAGAAGATTTGCAGTTTGCATATCAACTGTTAAAGTCTTACCATTTTTAAATTTAATTTTTTGTGCTTGTTTGTCTTTTGCAATCTTTTTAAGAGTGTCTACTATTGCTTCATCAAGTTGAACTTCTACAACTTCATCTTCATCAAGTTCGACTTCAACTTCTTCTCCAAGTTTATTACCTGTGAGATTTGAAGTGTTACGATTCTTACCAAAGAGTTTACCCATGACCTTTGCAGATGCATCAGTTCCCTGAGTAGGTTTGTCATCTCTCTCACCTTTCTCTGCCAACTTACCAGATATAGGGGGATTACCTTTGCCTCTGTCATTACCTTCATGGCCTGGCGTTGAAAAGGGTTGATCTATTGTACCATTGAAAATCTTTTCTTGTGAATCATTCAAATATGGTGCTTTCTGAATTGTATGTAAATCCATAAATTCTTTTTCACCTATTGCATGAGGAGCTGCACCGAGAGCAGCTGCATCATTTGCAGGCCTTGGTCTATAACCTGTAAATGGTTGCCCTGCTTCGGTAAATAACTCACTAAACTTTTTCATTGGTTATTCCTCTTCTGTGGTTTCTTTATCAAACAAAGATTGTCCAACTTCTATTCTTTTAAGTGCAACAGCATCTTTTGCTTTCTGCATAAGAAGGTCTGCAACGCCTTGTTTGAACTCAGATGTTCTATCTTGCATTAAATGATTCACAACGTCTTTACTTAATACCTCTGTCATAATATCCTCCAAATAGACTAATTTTTATTATTTATAAGTTTTAAAACTTTATTCAAAAAAACTATGAAAAATAAGGAACTTTATATTCAGTTCCACCAATATTTATCGTGATATATCCAGCTGGATTTACCAAAAGTCTATCTGAAAACTGTACTCCTGCCTGTGTTTCTGTATTTTCAGATGTTGATGCAGTCGCAACAAGGTTTGCAGAAGCAAATTTTGTAGCAATACTTGTATTTGTATTTGCAAGTGCAGCTAAAGATGCAACATTTGCAACCTGAGCACGATCATTAACAAGAAGTGTTGTATTCGAAACTTGCATACGATCATTGACAAGAAGTGTCGTGTTTGCAACTTGCATACGATCATTAAACAGAACAGTTGCATTTGCAACCGCAAGAAATAGTACGTTATTTGAAGTTCCATCCTGACCTCTCCACTTTCCAGTGGCTGCATTGTATTGAAGAAACTTGTTGTTAACCTTTGCAGTTGCTCTGTCAACATCATCTAAAAACTCAAGTCTTACCTCTCCACCACCACTACTACTTCCAGCAGAAGCTGCAATACGAGACATACGATTGTCAAGTCTTTTTGATAAATCATCTTTAAGTTTTCCGAATTGATCTACAATCGGTTCAAGAGATGGTGTATCTCCTGTATCACCTTTCTCTCCCTGATCCCCTTTATCGCCCGTTTGACCTGTCGATCCTTTTACGCCTTGCAGTCCAATAGAACCCTGTTGTCCTCTTTCACCCTGACTGCCCTTTTCCCCTGTGGGCCCTGTTTTACCTTGTACACCAGTGTCCCCTTTGATACCCTTACCTTGGATTCCCTGTATTCCTTGGTTGCCCTTTTCTCCTTGACTTCCTCTTTGACCTTCTGGGCCTTGTAGTCCCTGTATTCCTTCATATCCACGAAACCCTCTTGAGCCTGTGTCTCCCTTATTTCCTTGTTCACCTTTATCGCCAGTCTCTCCCTTGTCTCCCTGTGGCCCGACATTACCTGTATCACCCTTGTCTCCTTTTAATGTACGAAGTTGTTCCGCAAGTTCTTTTGCAGAAACAGAATCACCTTTTTCGCCCTTCGTACCTTGAGGGCCTTGATCACCAGTCTCTCCCTTTTCTCCTTGTTCTGGAGTAGGAATTTCAAGAGACTCGAAAAGATTAATTGTTTCTTCTTTTAATTCTTTTGAGAGTTCTGTACGCTGTTTTTTGAGTACTCCAATAAGCGTAGAAAGTATCTTAGCATTTGCAACTTCTTGGCTCATGCTAAAATGTCCAACCGAGACTTCTCCACGTTAGCTTGTAATACTTTTATGATTTGTTTTGCACGATTTACTTTATAGACCAGCATATATGGATCAAGAGGATCACCCTTGACCTTAGTGCCACGTAACTGTTGTAGATGTTGAACGTAGTTAGACTTTCTCGTTTTGTCTTTTTTCTCAACTTCCGTATAGTGTATTGCGTTTGTTCTTATTGTTCTGAGAAGGTCTGAAATATGTTTTGCCGTATTTACGTTCAATTTCATAAATCATTCCTTATCAGCCGTTGAAGATTCAGAGTTTGCAACCGACTCCATAAGATTCGTCATACTTTCAACAAGTTTTTTTTCTTCGTAGCTAATTTCTTTTTCAACAACAATAGGTTCGATTCTCTTTTCTTCTTCTTTTTCTTCTTCTTCAATTGTTGGAGCAACAGGTTCAACTGCCTCTTGTTCTT